CATCTTTTGGATGATTACAGAATTGAGGGTGATACCTGCGTTGTTCCCGATAACATTTCAAAATTTCATTATACCGTTCCATTATCAAAGGATCAACTCCAGTAATTTTCCCGTCCGGTCCAAATGTCAAAAAATGCTTCTTACTCTTCTTAAAAGGATTACCGGCACTAGTACTCGTATTAATCATATCAACGTATGTGACATTATCAACACCATTTAAAGCAACTTCAAGTGGATAAACATGAACCATGTGCAATTGATCACCTACACCAGACAAAACATCTTTTAAATAGGCTTTTTTACATTCATCAACATCACTATTATAATAACAGTGTCTATGATTAGTCATGTCTTTTAAAGCATTGTACCACGGTTTCCAGGACATATCTGGAGGGCCACACAACTCTTTATAACCTCGAGATAGTACACTATTACAAATAACCGTTTTCGCAACCTTAGATTTATGTTTAGGTCGGTACCCTGTAAAACTGCCCATGATCTCGGCTGTTCCAGAATCTATCCATCTAAACGTGGACTTCTCATGTAAAGGTACTAAATGTCTAGGATACCCAGGTGCACTAATAGGTAAAGTACCAACTTCTACTTGTGGGTCATAACGGCCTAACACTTTATTTAACATATTTTGTGAAATATGTTGGAGGAAAATCCCCCCATTAGGGTTACCACTGGTATGTGTACCTAGAAGAACTTGCGATGAGCCTATAGTGGCAATACATATCGAACCGCAATCTCCTTTACTAGTCTTATTATCTACCTTACCAAAATAACCAAGAACACCAAAAACAGGACATGTACCTCTTCGTATATTTACTATATTTTTGTAGGTCCTGATACCTTCCTTATCTATCAAAGAATATTTTCCGGAAAAATTTCCTTCCAATACTTTATCAAGGGGAAAATATTTAATGAGATTAAACCCTGGTGAGACACATTTAATATCTATAAATGCTAAATCTGTGCCTTCACCCAACAAAAAATCTTTCTCATTAAAGGCCACACTCTTGGTATTACGCGAGACATTAACTGTAACATCATCAAACAAGATATCAAAAGTACCAACTTTTTTCTTCAAGGTATGCTTATTTATCATCCATATAGTGCCAAATATATTAAGAGCACTTGTCGACACAACCTGACCAGGCATATCCGTAAATCTAAAAAGAATACGTGCTGTGTTCCTCTTCACCTGAGTCGTTAATATATCACCTTGGGCACACTTGGAAGCACCAGAAATATCTAATGCAGTAATACTATAAGGGTTATGATAGTAAAAAGTTTTCTTCTCATCTGGTAATGGTTCAGGAACTTTGCCTTCATACACACTAGATTGAGCTTTGAAGTTTGCACCCCAAACTCTCTTAATCAAAAAATATACAGCAGGCAGACTACAAACAGCAACTAACTTAGCCAAACCCTTATTCGTAAAATGCATTGATTTAATGCGCTCTCCAGCTAATCGGAACATAAACTTATATGAATCTATCGAATTACCACAAATAATATACGATAACTTATATTTCCATGCGTAACCCATTGTTAACTGACAATAATAACTCAAAACTAACCAAATATACATATACATAATGGACAAAACACAAAGGAAAAAATTAAACGCCAAAAAGAAAGTGAAAGAAGTAGAATAATACATAACATACAAATAGAACAACAATATCTTCCACAACCAATCTACAGGAATGAATTCTTTTGCATACTCTAAAGGATCTGGGTTAACTTCTCCTTTAACAATACGTGAT